AGACATCCCAGCCAAACCATGTTCCTTTGTCGTTAGACATCTGGACGGTTGATAGCTTATAAATGTGGCTGTAAGTTGGCGGAGTAAACAATCCATTCTTACCCTGCATTTTGATACCCATCATCATTGAGTTCCATTTTCTACTCACCTTTAATTGTGTAGATTTCATAGAAATCAAAGCTGTAGATGGACTATCACCAATCGTTAATACAAAGTGACTTGCAGTATTTTCAAGATAGTTACCATTTGGTAGTCTATCTTTATAGTCTTTACCTCTAGTGGTTTGACTAATGATATCACTATCTGCGTCGTGAATTGCAACAGGTGCACCAGTGCTAGTGCCTCTATCTTGCCACTCAATGTATTGTCTTTTATAAAAGACAGGTACAACTTCTAAAGAGTCATACAACTGATTGGTCACGGTATTTATGATTTTGCCTGGCTCTGCGCCTTCGACATATTTACCATCTCTCTTGTTTACCTCTGGAGATAGTTGACCCAAAATTTTTAAGAAAGGTAACGCAAGATCTTCTTGCGATATATTTTGAGCGCCCTTGTTTGCATCAGCTTCCATATCAAATGTTGCTAATGTGCCTTCTTTTTTTGTTGCTACTTGGTTCATGTTTATTTGTTCCTTTTTATTGTAGTTTTATTCTCTGAGAAAATCCCAAAGATTTCCGTTGGCATTTCTTTACCTGCCTCAATACGCTCACGGACTAGCGCTTTCAAAGTCATGGGCTCAACCTTCATCTTTTGTGTCGGTTGAAACCCTTGACCTTTCGCAAGTTCGGCATAATCAGCCGCCTTGTTATCTTCGTTACGACCAAACGATACGGATATCTCGTTTTTGATTATATCGCCTAAGCCATTTTCACGAAGCCAGTTAAACGCCGATTCTTTGTTTGCCTCTGTAATAGTGGCACGATACGACGTTGAAACTTTTAGATGTGATCCATCATGAAGTTTTAATTCTGCTAGACCCATTTCACTCATCATAGTTGGTATAACCTCACCTGATAAGTGTTGGATTTGTTTTTTCTTTTCTTTAATTGCATCCTCTTGTATTTCAAGTTGTTGTTGCATAGCTTCTAATCTTTCAACTTGGTCTGCAAGAGACTGAATATTATCAGTTCTTTTCATTGCATCTTGTTGGTCTTTTTCAAAATCAATCATTTATTTTTCCTTTCTCATATAAATTAATTTCTATTGGGTAGTATCTTCTTTCTTGTCTATCCCATTTTATAAATTTGTATTTGCCATTTGTAATATCAGAAACAATAGAACATGCAACACCTATAATCGCAGGATCACCTACTAATAATAAATAATCTTCTGGTGTATAATTTTTTAATTTTTTTCTTAACTCAAAAATTAATGGACCAGGCGACCACATAAGTTGTGATAATTCTGGTAACAAAAATTTTAACTCACCATATTCTAATGCACCTGTGATATTAATCTTAGGGTTATTAAATCTTGTGCCGGCGATTTCTTGTAAGACATATACTATTGGTCTTTTATTACTTTCTGACATACTTGACAATATAGCGATCCTATATTATATGTCAAGTATAGAAAGAAAATATGAAATATAAATTTAAAACAAAACCATATAAACACCAGTTAACTGCTTTAGAAAAGTCATGGAATAAAGAAACGTATGCATACTTTATGGAGATGGGTACGGGCAAAACAAAAGTATTAATCGATAATATGTCTATGCTTTATGATAAAGGCAAGATAGATGGTGCTTTAATTATTGCACCTAAAGGCGTTGTTAAAACTTGGTACGAACAAGAACTTCCAACTCATTTACCAAACCACATAGAAAATGTGTCAGTATTGTGGCAAGCAAATATTACAAAAAAACAACAAGAAAAACTAGAAACTTTGTTTGAAATAGAAACAGCATTACATATTTTAGTTATGAATGTAGAGGCGTTTAGCACAGACAAAGGTGTTAAGTTTGCGTCTAAATTTTTAAACTCACACAAAGTATTAATGGCTATTGATGAGTCCACAACAATTAAAACACCTACAGCCAAAAGAACTAAAAATATTATAGGCCTTGGTAAATATTCTAAATACAGAAGAATAATGACTGGATCCCCAGTTACAAAAAATCCTTTAGACTTATATACTCAATGTGAGTTTCTTGATCCATATCTTTTAGATTTTACATCTTACTATGCATTTCGTAATAGATATGCAGAAATGAAAACTATGCATCTTCGTGGCCGATCAATACAAGTTGTTGATGAATTTAAAAATTTAGGAGAGTTATCTGAAACATTACATGGGTTTTCATATAGAGTTTTAAAAGAGGATTGTTTAGATTTACCACCTAAAAATTTTATAAAAAGACACATAGTGCTTACTAAAGAACAAAGAAAAATTTACGATCAAATGAAAAAATCTGCTATGGCAGTATTAAATGGTAAAGTTACATCAACAATGACGGTTTTAACTCAATTGATGAGATTACACCAAATAACTTGTGGCCATTTTACAGCTGATGATGGTAGCACTCAATTAATTCCTAGTAATAGAATTACAGAATTAATGAACGCATTAGAAGAAATAGAAGGTAAAGCCATCATTTGGGCTAACTATCAAAAGGACATTACAAGTATAATGGAGAGTATTGCCAATGTATATGGTCCAGGTTCCGTGGTTGACTATTATGGGTTAACACCACAAGAAGAAAGACAAGATAATATACGTAAATTTCAAAATGATTCTAAATGTAGATTCTTAGTTGGCACACCACAGACAGGTGGTTATGGTATAACATTAACTCAAGCAAATACCGTTATTTATTATTCCAATGGTTATGATTTAGAAAAAAGATTACAATCAGAGGATAGAGCACACAGAATAGGACAAAAGAAAAATGTGACTTACGTTGATTTAATTTGTGAGGACACGATAGATGAAAAAATAGTAAAAGCTTTGCGAGATAAAATTAATATTGCGTCTGAGGTATTAGGAGAAGAGTTAAAAGCATGGATATAACCACACCATTTAAGATAGAGTTTTTAACAATTAAAACTAAAAATTTTACAAAGAAGAAAAAATTAATTGTTGAAGAACTTAAAAAATATCCTGAAAAAAGATTTAGAAATTTTTCTAGTAATAGAGATGATAACAAGTTGTCTTTGTCATTAGCATCTACGTTCAAAGAAGAGTTTATTAACATAGGTAAACACTTTGGTGGTAATATAACTCTTAATAGTAGTTGGTCTGTAACTTATGAGAAAGGTGACTTTCATCTTCCACACAACCATGGTTCAATAGGATATGCAGGTATTTTGTATTTAGATCTTCAAAAACAATCACCGAGGACAACATACATACAGCCTTGGAATAATGAAAAAGATAAAACTTTATTGTACACACCCAAAGTAAAACCTGGTGATATAGTTATAGCTCCTAAGTTTATACTTCATTATAGTGAAGTAAACTTTCTTTCTTTTAAAAAACGAATTATATCTTTTGATTTTACACTAAGTCTTTAGCAGATCCTAATATGGGTTTGTATTTTGTTTTACCCTCTGATCTATATGCGTGTAAAAACGATGCTCTTGGTTGGTCCGGGATCCATGAGCAGTGAATCCACCCGCTGTTAGGTTCACCAGGAGTGTAGAACTCTAAGATCAACTGATCTGGCGTAAGGTTATTTTTGATCCAATCAAACAATTCAGCGTTATCCACGCCCACAACTTCGAAGTCGGCGGCTTCTGCACGTGCATGCTGTGATCTAGCAGAACTACCAATCGCTTCGCATAATTCTACGCTACGAAAACCGCTAGTGATCTTAACCCTGCCAAAATGGTCACGTACCGGTTGGAGAATATTTTCACACAACGCTTTTAGTTTTTCTATCTGCTCTGCGTTAGGATTGTTATTAATGCCCTTACGTATTGCAGTGTCCGATTTAATTAACTCTGAGAGAGTGAAGTTCCGTGTAAGATTCATGCTATGTCAGTTAACAAAGTTATAAGGACAGCCCCCATACCTCCGACTATCCAATATTCTAATCTTTTAATACGTTCTTGCATTTCTTTTATTTGCTCAAACGTTTGCTTTTGCATAATTCTGCAAAGCTTTTCATGAGATTCTATTTTTTGTAGTGCCGATTTTCTCGCCATTATATTCTCCTACTAGCAATAACTTGCTCTTCCGGTGATAATAAAGCAGTCTCTGTACGTGTCAAGTTAGTTTGTGGATTAATTTGTCGTGCTGTTCTTACTCTTGGCTGCGGTGTATTAGGCAGTGGTGGTGTTTTTATTTCAGGTGCAGGTAATGATGCAGTTGTAGTTGTATCTTGCACAGGTAATTGTGATACAGGTTCTATTTCTTTTGGCGCTGTATTTAATTCTTTCTTTTTATATTCTTTTTCTATTTGTCTTAATAATCTTCTTGGATAAAAATAATCTTTATTAATTTTACCTTGACCTTGTTCTTTACCTATTTGTTCTGCCTCTTTTACTCTTTTTTTCATACGCTCCTTATATGCAGTATATGGAATATTTTGACCTCTTAATAATTTTTTAACATTTTTTACAGACATACCTCTACGTCTCATTAATTTTTTTAATTCTTTTTCAGGTAAACCTACTTTTATTGCGTCTTGTAATATAAAATAAAAATCTTGATTTGTTCTAAATGTTTCTTCTTGAATATTTCTAAATTCATCTGCAATTACAAGTGGTCCTCTTCTTTGATAATCTTGTAAACTAAAAAATTTTTCTGCAGTAGTTACAGATTTAAATTTTTTATTATAGTCTGTAATTTTATATTGCATCGTTCTCGGCACATCTACATTGATAATTCTAATACCAGAAAATAGTGCTAATAATTCATCTTCTAATGTTACAGGTTGGCCACCTCTTTTAACATCTTGTTCCAATCCTTTTATTATTTTTTCTCCAGTGTCAATGGCTGTTGGTCTAACACCCTTAATTATGTGTGCAAAACTTTTCATAAACTTAGTTGGTCCACTGTCTGTGGGTGAGTAAACTTTACTACCTGTTTTAGTTTCTCCACCTCTACCTCCAACTATGAGTCCTCTAGGTATAACGTCTGATATTTTTTCAAGTGCGATAGATTCAGATACGAATGGATCTATAAGTTTTCTAACAGGTCCGTCAGCTCCTAAAAACAAATTAAATGCAACGTCCTCTGCATCTCTTTGTTTTAATTTACCCTCTTCTAATGTTTTTAATGCAGCTCTTACAGGTTGTGTTACGACATCATACGGACTAAAATATGAAAAGTTAATGGCTTTACCTTTACCATCTTTCCAAGTGTTAATTGGTAGTATGGCTGCTCTAGAATTCCATGGAGCCGCTAAACTTCTTTTGTAAGCATCAACCTGTTCTGTGGTTATACCTGTTAAATTTTGTGCTATTGCTGATGCACCTTTTTCTGCACCACCTAATGTAACAAAAGCTCCTAATAATCTTCTATAACCCATCTGTCTTAGTTGTGCGTTTGATGAAGTTGCTTCTTTTAGACCTAGACTAATTATATTATATGTAGTTCTAATCATTTCTGCAGGAAACGATACGAAGTTACCAAATGGTAGCTTTCTTAAATCTTGAATTACTTGTGGCACTTTACTATACGTTGGGTACGTATTTCTTATTTGCCACGCAGCTGCTTCATCTAATGCATCTTCAAATGTTTTTTTAAGACCTGTAAATGTATTGTTTCTTACAAATTTTCTACCTGTTATTTCTTCAGTCCATTTTGCTATATCATCTACATTTTTATACATAGATCTCATTTGTGATTTTACATACTCATGACCATACCATTTCCACAAGTTATCACCTCCAGCATATATTCTTGTTGCTGTTTTAATCATCGTTGTTTTAGATAATTTGTTTAATAAACTATCTAAATTTTTAACTTTAGCACCAGCACGTATATCTTGTAATACTGCTTTTAATTCTGATGCCACAATGTTTTCATCAATTACACCAAGACGTATTTTGTTTTCTAAATTTTTTATAAATTTTGTTTCATCAATAAGTTTACCTGCACCAAATATGTCATCTACAACCATTTTAATAGATTCTGTAACAGATGCTCGACCACCTATATGTCCATTTGCCAGTGGAAACATACTAGCAGAAGTTACATTTCTAACCTGTGTTGCAGGAGATAATACGGTTTTACCAAATTGTGTTGCCACCTTAAATTGTAAAATGTTTCTGTAAGCTGAACTTTGTATCCAATTATCAAAAGTTCCAGGCACACCTTGTAAAGCCCCTGCCATATCTTTTGAAGCATACAATTTAGATATTTTACTTTTTAATATGCCAAGACCTTTTAATTCACCTACTTTTACAGCATCAAAATTTCGTGCAGCTGTGGCTGCCGCCTCATCAGCAAATAACCAACCCTCCTCCAAACCTATTTTTGCTAGTTCATCGTAAGTTTGTTTATTTACAGCTTGAGTGATAGCGTGTGATGTTGTTTGTAATACAGATGCTTTTAAATTATCTTCTTCTCCTAATAACCTTTTAATCGCATCAGGTAGTTCTTCTCCTGTTCTAATTAATTTATCAGATCGTAGTTGATTTTTAGATATTTGTTGTAATAATTTTAATGGGTCAATACCGTCTTGTTTTGTATGTGTTAATATTTTATTTACTAAAGATTCTGCAAAAGCATTTTGTGCTTGTGCGTCTGTCATTTTACTCGTTTTTAATGTCTTAGCAGACTCTCTTAAATCTTTATTTTTCTTTACAACATTTTCCAAAACCCATTTAGTTGCACCTTGTATTATTTTTTTATCTGGCATGTATTCTGGATTTGTAAATACAGCAAAAGATTTTCTCATGTATGTTTTTAAATTATTTAAAATAAAATTTTTAAGATCACCTTTTGGTAAAAGTTCACCAAATATCTTTTTACTTTGTATTATTTCTTTGTTTAAATCTTCTGCGGTTTGTTGTAATATTTTTGGTAGTTCTGATTTTTTTATTTGACCTTTTAAGTACGACAACACTTGATCTAAATAATATTCTTTACTTGCTGGTGATGTAGTCATTGTATTGTACTGACCCTCAAATGATTTTGCTAGGGCGTAAGATTTCTTTTCAATAGACTCTAAATATTTTTCTATAGTTCGTGCTCTTGCTTTTATTTCTCTTTTGGCCCCTGTTGTAAATTGAAAACCAAGACCTGTTTGTCTACCTAAAGATCTAAATGAAGCTAAAAAATTATCTATTTTTTTTAGTTTTCTTTCTAATGGATCTGAACTTTTTACAGAAAACATTCTCCACTTACTAAATTCTGGTAATTGTTTTGTAGGGTTTAACGTTATCGCTGTAGATAATGCTTTGTCGATTGCAAAACTACTAGCTTGTCTAATTTTTTTACCTGCAGCAGCAGATCCAGGTATATTAGCTGCAAGATATGTTACTGGTCTTACAACTAAAGTGTCTGCTCCTCTAAGCGCATAACCTGCAGGTTTCATTAACCCATATTTTGCGCCAACGGTTGCAATCTTTGCTAGTGGTTTACCTAATAAACCAAAACCACCACCAACTATTGTGCCTTCAGCTCCAAATCTTATTCTATTTCTAAATCTTGCAAGAGCTAAATCTCTACCCGATAGCCCCTCTTCATTTTCTTTTTTTAATATTAAATTTTCTCTAGTAGGATTTGCTACTATAAAATCTGTAACACCAAAAGCCGTAGCCATATATCCTACTCTTTTTGCAATATTTGCAGCATTAGCTCCAGCCCCTGTTGCAGCTGCCGCTTGTGCAGCTTTTTTACCTTTAAATAATTTATTTGCTCTATTTAATATTTTAACTACAGCACCACCTGGTACACCAAACTCAATTAATATTTTATTTACAGAACCAATAAAAGTTTCTGGACTTTCTATTTTATTTTTTTCATAAGTTTCATCTAATTTTTCTGTAAGACCAGTGCCAGCAACAATATCTATCCCTGTTGTAGCTAAATCACCAAAAGAATAACCAAGACTTTGTGCTGCACCAAACACAGATTTTTCCATATCTTCAAAAAAATCTATGTAATCTTTTTCTTTTGGTTTATCTCGACCCTCTGCAAGATCCGTAATTCGTGGTTTAGATTTATCTAATAGTGCTGATATATTATATCGTCCTAGTGGAGTATTACTTGCACTTATTAAAAAATCAGCTGCACCTTTCCATGTAAATTTTACAGGTTTACTAGGTCTTGCAACATTCTTTTTTATTGATTTTTGAATATCTGAAGCTTCTACTTCTAGATCTTTTTTTTGAAACGGGTCCATATTACGCCCCCTGTGGTAATGTCAAATTTACGTCGTATTGTTGATTAAAAGACTGAATATCTTGAGTCGTTTGTATGTTAGCGAAATCTAATAATGCTTGTTTACTATTAGCAAGTAACATTACAATTTCATTTGATACTTCGTTTGGTAATCTTGCTCTTAATTGTGTATAAGATAAATCTTGCACTTCACCTGTTTCTTTTTCTTGTTCTACAACTGATTCCATCATAGGATTAGATCCCATAGCTAAACCTATTCTGCCACCTTTTTTCCCTTCTTCTCTTTCAGGAAATTTAAATCCAGGTCCCATGATATCAACAGCATCAGGGAAGTATACAAGTATATCCTCAAGAGTTTCTCCTGCACCTACTAATTTTAATATAAGGTCTCTTTGATACTCTTGATCTGTTTGAGAGCCTAAATATATCGCTTTTTGGTCCGCTTTTAATTTATCTTTTAAGTCAGCTATTTGATCATTATAATCCTTTATTTGTTCACTATCTTTATCTGGATCCAGCCCTTCAATTTTAGATTGTAAATCATTAATATCTGTTTGATATAATTTACCTAAAGCATCAGCTGCTTGTTTTTTAGAATATTCTACTTCGTTTGATTGTAAATTTTTTAATCTTTGTTCTTCTAAATCGTATTGTGATTGTATGTCACTTTCAAATAAATCTTGTGCAAATCTTGCTTCATCATCAGCTCTTGCTAATTTTGCAGCTTGAAATGTTTGAAAAGGTTGTTGAGCAGCTTTAGCTGCTGTTGAAAATATATTTCCTGTTGGTGTTGCTGATGCAAGATTTAAACCAAAAGATGTTAGAAAACCTGGTAAACCTCCAGGACTTAATCCACCTGCTGAAGGAAATAATTCTGCTCTAACTCGAGGATCTTTTCGAAGTTTGGCAAATTCTAAAGCTTGTTCTATATTGGGACTAAATTTTTGAGTACGATCTTGTTGATCACCTTGTGTAACTATATCACCCTTATCATATTGTTTTCTTGGTTTATCTAACCCGGATGTAATACCTGTGCCGGTAGATCCACCGATTCTAAACATGGGTCTTTTTAATACTCTGTTCATTAATTTCTACCTAAATATAATCCTGCAAGTGTTGTTCCAATACCAAGAGCTGTTTGTAGTGGTGTTGGGTTAGGTACAAATGATTGTTGAGTTCCTCCAGGGTATCCACCCATCAATCCTGTTACTTGTGCAGCATATCTATCTAATTGTTGTTGTGGTAAGAACGCTGCTTGCCTTGCTGCTTCTCTCTCTGCATCAAGTCTAGCTTGTTCTTGTGCTTGGTTTATTGCGCCCAATGTTCCAAGTTGTGCTACATCTCTGCCTATCATTGCTTGTTGCTGTGCTCCAAGTCCTGCTTGGAAACTACCTAAACCTTGTTGTTGTGCCGCTAGTCCTGATTGAGCTGATGCTAAACCAAATCTGTTTTGAATATCTTGCTGTCTAGCTTGTTGTGCCTGATTGAAACCTTGCATTAATAAATTTGCCTGCAATAATGCACGTTCTCTTGCCGCCCCCGTACCAAACTCAGCGAGTTGTACCCCCGCTCGACCAGCGCCGAGCGCACCCAAAGCTGTTTGTTGATCTCTAACCTGTTGTTGTTGAATTTGTTGGTTACGATCAAACTCCGCTAATGTAGCGTCAATAACTTGTGATTGGTAAGGTGACATAAAATCACCAACGTCTTGTTGAAAAGCTTGTGCTCCAAACTGCATAGAACCTAGTCCAGTTCCTGCAGCACCTAATAAATCTCCTGCTGTGGCTCCTGCTGCTTGAGCTCTATTTAAAAATGGTTGGAAAGAACCTAAACCTGCTAAAGCTGTTTCTTGTGCTCGTCTTTGTAATGGATCTTGACCTGCAACTCCTGGTGCAAGTCCTGCGATATTCTGTTGTCTAATTCTAAAATCTTCAAATGCTTTTTGTCTTTTTTCAAAATCTGCGGCTGACTCACCTTCAAATTGTGTAATACCACCTGTTCCTGGCGCAACAACAGGTCTACCAGTTTGAGCAACTATCTGAGTTGCTAAATCTGTTCCCAGATCTTCTATAAACTCTGGTGGTCGTTGCCTTGTTTCTGTAATAGCCATTATATAACTTCCCCTAATCTTTGTGATGTTTGGAACATTTTACGTGCGCCTTCTAAGCCTTGCGATTCCTCTGATACTTCACCCCCGGCTTCGAGGTTCTTCATCATGTTATACATGACTTCTGCGCCTTTGTCCACATTTCCATCACCTGCGTTTCTTACAGCATCAGCTGTAAATACAAACTCATTCTTTGATAATCTTGCAGGCACATCATCTGCTTTTTCCATTCTACCTATTGGCACAAAGCCACCCTCATCTCTAAGATCCATTTCTTTACCACCCATATCTAATAGTGGCATTGTTTTTTTTGCTACTGGCTCAGGTTTACCACCTTCAGCTAGAAGAACTGGGGCCATATAATTTCTATAATTTGCTCTTATATCTTTAATAGGCGCTGGTAATTTAGGACCCTCTCCAAAATCAGGTTGATCCTCCTCTTCTTCTTTAAAAAGAAAAGGTGCTGCTACTAATCCTGCTGCAGCGGCTAAACCTAGTCTGTCTCCTTTTTCCATGTTTCCAAAAAAACTTGCTCCTCTGTCAAATAAAGAACCACCCTCTCCAATTGGCATTTTGCCTAATTGATATCCACCATATAATAGTGCAGCTTTACCCACTGGAGATTTAGCAATTTTCTTAACTGACCTTGTAATTTTTTTAACGAGTTTACCTAATTTGTATCCTTCTCTTGCTTGTTCAAGATTCATGATCCCACCTTCGGCAGCAAATAATCTAGCACCACCCATCATATTATCTCTTTCTTGTATGGCTAATTGAATAGGTCTTAACTTTTCTTGAAGCACATCTTTTTGATATGGTGTGAATAATGTTGCTATCGCTTGTGAATTAAAATCTTTTTCATCTCTATCATCTTCTATGGTGAGTTGATCAATTCTTTCTCTTTTTGGTGGACTAAATCCCATGGCTCTTTTATCAACAAATCTATTATAAAGTGAACCACTAAATGGAACATATGTATTAAGTAAAGTAGAAAAAAGTCTATTTCCAAATCTTGTGCTAGGAGATATTTGTCCTCGCGCTCTGTTTCTTTGAGCTGTTAATGCTTTTACAGCTTTTGAAGTCACTCCTCCGCCCATTTGAACAGATGGATCTCTGCCACTACCTCTTGTAGATCTATTTGCACTAGAGTCATAAGACCCACCTCCATATTGAGATTGTGCATCTTGTCTACCTTTATTACCCGTGTCGGCACCACCACCGAATTGATAAAGTTGTCTTGCTTGTTGTAATCTAGTTATGGCCATCGTTCTATTCTATTTTGTTTTTCCAAATAAATCAAGGCTAGGCATAATGACATTTACGTCTTGAGCCATATCCTCTTGTTTGTAACCTTTAGCTTCCCAGTCTTTTCTTTCCTTAAAAGTCTCTCCTGTTCGCTTGTGTCTGTACGTTGTTTCTACTTTTGCTGGTTGTAATATTTCCATTATGTTGTTACCTCTCTTGGCTGTATTTCTAATATTGAAGCTATGACGTGCAGCTCATTCGCGTCACCAGCTTGTACTTTAAGTATCTCGCTTTCCTCCATAACTAAAGGCTGAGATAAAAGTTCTGTTGTGGCATTACCCGATATGGTTTTAGTTTTAAATAAACTAAATACAGCACCACTAGAATCTACTAGTGTCACCGTTATTGTGGTTCCTGATCCAGCGTCCTCTGACACTAATATTGATTTAACAACCGTCGTAGTTGCACTTGGGACCGTATACAATGTTGTAAGATCAGTTGTTGTTAAATCTACTTTTTTATTTTTAAAACTATTTGCCATTATGCTAAAAAGAAGTTTACTGCTTCTACCTCTTGTTTTAATTCTTCTTGAAACGTTGTATTTAATTTTTCTACCACGGCATCTAAATCTCTAACTTGTGCTTCTGCCGTAGGTAGATCATATTCTCTTGCAGGTCTTGTTAATACTTGTACTATCTTTGCCATTATCTTCTTCCATCTGGTTGTATGTCTAATCTAAAAGCTCCTAACTTCCAACTTTGACTAGCACCTGTGTTTTCTACTTTTAATGATATTGCTCTAGCTCTAGCACGAGTATCTATTTTTTTAGTGCTTGAAGTTATATCAAATGGTCCAAGAGATGAGCTAGTTGATGTATCATTTGGAAAGTCTCTTAAACCTAGTGTAATTCTAGTAGTTCCTGTTTGAGATATAAAATCAGGTATAAATCTTCTTATCTTCATTATAAACTCTCCATCTCCTGCTAGTGTTGCAGTGCCTGTCGATGCTCCTCTTGCTGTTCTTTGTGTAATGTCAAAATCTCCAGAAGATATGTTAGCAGTGATTGCTGTTATTGTTCCATTTCTATTTTGATCTGTCCCTGTTTCATGTTCATAGTAAGATGTTCTACCTTCAGTATTACCCACTACATCAAAAGATGTGTCTGTTGCTGCATCGTATTCTGTTGCGTGTGGGTTTCCAAATACTGCAGAGTCTCTCCACATTGTTCTAGCGAGAGAACCTACCGTCCAAACAGGTCTTTGTGGTGATGAATCAAAATAATTATATGCAACCATTTTGTTTACAACTTGTGAATTTAATGATGGATAAAACCACATAACTTCACCAAACAAATTATTTAACCCTGCAGATATCATTTGATTACCAGAGTTTATGTTTATATCATTGTAAACATGATCCTCTACTAAACATGGTAATGATTCTAATTTACCAGCGTATCTAAAGAAACCATTCTCTGACATCCAGTATGCGGCACCATCAACTTCAACACATGCGTTTTGTCCTGCAAGTCCGCAGTTAGTTCCAACTTGTGCAAATGCAAAGGTTAAAGGTTGACCAACAAAACGTTGTGTAAATAAAGCTGTGTCAGTCCAAACAAGAATAGAATCTCTACCACGAATAGCTCCTCTGATCTGTGATCCGTCGGCCAGTCTTTGTGTGCCAGCTGTATTGGTTGCTGAAGGTGCATAAGTATTTATATCTTCTTGATCTGAGAATCTAATAAACATATCATCTTGTGATGATGCATCACCAATAGTTGTCTCTGTGCCAAAGAAAACTAAGTGACGATCGGGTGTAGATACTAACATATGTCTTGATGCTGTTGGTGCACCAGATATAATTGTTGCTCTTGTATCTGTCGCTGCGGCTATAGCTGAGTTCCATTCAAAGCACGCACCATCATGAATTAAACAAATTGCTTTATCACCAAAATTATCTAATGACCACATGCCAGGTTCTAAAACTAAGTCACCTGATGCAGCTTCACCCCAAGCAATAAAATCTGTTGTGTTTGTTATAGTTGCTCCATCACTATGTGATGCAGCGGTTGTGTTTCTTACACCTCTAGTTACACCTGTTAAAGTATTACTAGTTACACCAGTATAAGATATTTCTTCAGTTCCTATCTTAATAAAACTAGTTCCAGAGCTAGGAAACTGAGAAGCATCTGTTAATACTATTGTAGTTGTTGAAGCATCAATCGCACCATTCAATGTTGTTGTCACAGCGTTAGATGCTTCACCACCCCAAGAACTAAGACCCCAACCAAAACCTTTTTCTTGAACAGCAGATCCAACCGTATAATAGTGTTGCACTCTTATACCACCTGATGTGGTTGCACCAGATCCTGATTCTGCTGATGGCATTGTAATTGTTATCTCTGTACTAGATGGCACGGTTGTCACCATAAATTTTTTAGTATTAAAATCAGATGCACCAAAATTAGATCCTGTTATTGAACTAAAACTATCCAATAAAACTATGTCTTGTGGATTTATACCATGAGCACTTGTAAAAGTAATTTTAACAGATGTTGATCCGTTGGTCGTGGTAAACGCACTTGTAAGCGTTGTTGTAGATTTAATGGGGTGTATGTCATAAAATACACCACCAGAAAAAGCATAGAGTATTCTATTAGTGCCTATAATAGCATATCTTCTACCTAAACTATTAACAAAGTGATGAAGACCTCTACCTGCACCTGTTAATTCATTTTCATTTAAAGTTCCTAATTGGTTCCAACCACCTATTTTTTCTGGAATACCATATCTAAATCTAACATTATCACAATCAATCCATTGACCCTCTGCTTGAGTTGCTGTGATTTGTTTATTGATACCTGGCTGAAATCCTATTTTCTGTAGCATAGCGCACGATTATACAACAAATATTATAAAAATATACCTCTTTTTACTTGTAATTTATGTTGATATTAAATCTAGCTTTTTCATCTGTGCAGTTAGTGCTTGAATGAAGAACAAAGGGGTTAAATAATAGCACACGATTAGCCACAGATTTTATAAATTTTTTACCTATATATGTTCCACCATCACAAGTATTTAAAGAAAATATGGCTCCTTTGTGAGGCATGGGTAAATCTTTGTGAGCTTTGTGTTTTATTATTTTTTCATCTCTAGTATAACAATTTACTTTCACTCTTCTTAAAAACACCGTGTCTAATTTTTTTAATAAAGGATTTACCATTTCAAAGTAGTCACTATTAACAACATTATTATCATAAATAGTGTGAGTAAAATAAAAATTTTTAATATCAGTAGGATCAGCAACCGTATTATTAAAATAATAAGGAAAGTCTCCTGACATAAAAAGTTCTTGTATTTTTTTAAATTCTTCTTCAGGTAAAAAATTGTCTATAACTTGCATTTAAAATTTAACCTCCATTAAAAAAAATAACATAACTAGACGATTGTTTTTGTCATCTCCAAAATAATCCATTGCTGAATGAAAGTATTCAGCTGGGTATAAAACTAATCTATTATATATATTACCTATTTTAATATCAGGTTCATATTTTTTATTAATTATAATCTCTTGATATGTTTGCGTGCCACAATTAATTGGTGCATTAGGTGTTAAATATACCATGCCTGCTATTATACCATTATCTTGATGCACTCTATTATACATAAATTGAAAATCTTTTCTATCTTTTTCTTGTGTCTTATGAAATTGTAAATCAGCTACAAATGATATTGGATTTTTTTTATAATACTCAAATATAATTTTATTACATATTTTATTGTGCATATTAATATTAACCTCTTTAATTAATGGACCTCTCATGCCTTCAAAATTTTCATGTTCATTTCTTTTTCTATAGTTTAAAGACAAAGCAAATTTTCTTATTTTGTCAGGGTCTTCTAAAAAATTATCAACTATTAATGTTTTCACGTTCTTAAAATTTTTAAAAAATCATCATGCACATAGTCTGCATTAAAATTAAATGATATAATTGTTTTTCTTTTTTTAGTTTGAGAAGGGGGCGCTCTGTGTATAAACATACTTGGAAATATAATAACGTCTCCTTGTTTTACATCTACATCAATAATTTTTAAAGATAAAGGCTCTACTATTTGAGTCTTAGGAGAATTCTTTCCAAACTCTAAATAATATACACCTGTAAAGTTATGACCATGAACGTGCCAACCATGTGTATCTCCTTTGCCATATTGTTGAAACCATAACTCAAAAATTTGTATTTTAGATAAACCTATCCTTTTTACTTCTTCTGTAAAATGTTTTTGTAAATGAGGACCTACTAATTTAACCCACTCTCTTTCTGTATCGTGTCTTCTGTCCCAATCTACTCTTGAGATACTATCTGTAAAATAATCATCATCTTGTTTTAAAGAACTTGATTCTTGTTTATCTATTAGCTCTAATAATTGTTTTTTTATTTTAGAGTTTTCTTTAAGTTTATTTTTTAATATAGGAAAATTAAAAGGTATCATTTTTTAAACCACGAAGGCAGTCCTAAATGTGGACGTCTATCATACATATTTTCTTTAGCTCCTGGTGTTTTAATATTATTGTAGTGTAAAAAAACTTGCACACATTCTTCACCCTTAAATGGTTTTCTCCAATGTTCTAAATCACATCCCCTATATACTAACATGTCTCCTTGTTTTAAATCTACCTTGACACCTTTTTTACCTTTTTCTCCTGAGGGCTCTAAATATATAGGCCAATCATCGCCAGCTAAATTCATAGTAGTAGATATCTCACAACTAAATCTATCTTTGTGTCGTTTTAATTCATCACCTTTTTTATAAATTCTTGCATAGGTATAAGCAGGAGTTAATTTTAACCCTGTTATTTTTTCCATATCTGGCTGACATTTTAACAATAGCGTTTCCATAGCCACATTAGCATATTGAGAATAAGTATTTGGTATTTGTGCATTTTCTCCCTCATAAAATCCAATTATGTTTTCAAATGGTGAAAAGTATCTTGCTTGGCTACAAGTATCATAAACTTGTTTTTGCATGCAAAAATAATTTGCAATAAAAGTTGCTAAATCTTTTGATATTGCTTGTTTAATTATTGCATATTTATTTTTTTTAAAACTCATATAAGTCTATACCATCCTGTAGCTATAAATTTTTCTTTGTCAACTATTTGACCTTTATGTGTATGTGTCCAATCTGGAGGCCAAATTAAAGTTAAACCTTTTTTTGCAGGCGAAGTTAAATTTTGATATTTAAAATGAGTCCCTCCATTTTCTATGTCATTTAAATATGTCATAAAAACTAAATTTCTAGAAAAATTAAAAGCGTCACCTCTTTCATAATGCCATTTTTTAAAACCACCATTTTTAGGGTACCATTGAATATTAATATCCTCCACGTCAAATCTAGGCAGTTGATTCACTTCAGGATACTCTCCCATATATAAATTTAAAACTTCTTGTAAATAAACTCTATATCCAGCAACACCCTTATCAAAATTATCTCTTCCTAAACTTAAATCAATAGATTGTTTATGATCGTTATTATTTACTAATTCTCCTTTTATAAAACATTTACCACTGGAGGTTTTATGTTTATTTTTATTATAATAATTAATTAAATCATCACAAATTTTTTCTGGAATATACCATCCTTGAATAAAACTATCTTTAGGAAAATAATGTTTTTTTAAATTCATGTTTTAAAAATAATTAAAATTTATTACCATTCGATTATTACAATCTGTAGAATTAGTTCCATAATGAGTTTGACTAGCATCAAATAAAACAACTCTATTACTTTTACTTTCTATTTTATGATCTCCTATCATAGTATAACCATTGTTACTATTTAAATAATATAATGCTCCTTTACATTTAAAAAATTGATCTACGTGTTCATCAAACTTAACGAGTTTATTGCTTATTGGATTTAAATTAGCTTTAATTCTAATCAAAGATTTATATTTAAGTTTTTTTAATATGGGTTCTAAATCATTAAAATAGTCAGAATTAATTTTATTATTATAAAATATATGACAAAACTGATAATGAAATAATTTATTAGGTTTATGTTGCACTTTATATTTGTTAAAATACCATGGAAATGTTTCTGACTCCATTATGTTTTTTAAAGAAACATGTTCGGTAACATCTAAAAAATTATCTTTAACCTCAAACATCTTTAGCCATTCCTTTTGGTACAGCTTGTATATTCCAGTGTATAAATCTAAATGGTTCTTTACCATAGTCCACAGCAAATTCATGTTCTAAATAACTTGGAAACATTATTAATACTCCAGGCTGCACTCTAAATTGAACCAATTCAGTTCCATATGTAAGATCTGATGTTTTTTTTACTTTTAATTTAGTGGTTCTAGCACCAGTCCTTGGTTCGTGAAAAATGGGATATGATGTTTTATCACTAGCTTTTAAAAAGTAAAAACCAGATACATGTTGATTCCAATGTATGTGTGCAGAGTGATTACCACCACCCTTTTTAGCAAACTCCTGTACCCATAGCTCACTAAACATTGTTTGATATTCTGACATATCATAACCTTGCCAATCTAAAAAATCCCAAGACTTTTGACCTATATAATTTCTAAAATCTAAAAAATCATTATCTAAAGTAAGACAGCTTGAGTGATAAGAAGTTCCAAAATCACCGTGTTTTTTTATATGATCTTTTTGTCTAGCTTTAGCTTCTTTAATATATTTATCGGAAGCTTTATTTAAACTTTTTACAAACTCTGGTTTGTTCTCTATACATATTGGAGTCTTAAAATATTCTTTTACTTCCATGGCTGTCCAAGACTCCACATAACTAATGAGTATCTCGTCCCTGCAGTTACGGGCTTCACCCTGTGCCATACGTGACTTGGGAACACGATAATAGATCCTTTAGGTAGTATTTCTTTACATTGTACTCTGTGTATAGATTCGTCTCTCATATGTGGATCATAGTTTCTAAAATCAAATTCTAATTCTCCACCTTTATATTCAGACCCATCTGTTAGTTGACACGTCATAGAAAGTTTTCTTATTTTACCATGTGTATGAATATTTTTTGGTTTATTATAAGGTTTATTCCAACTATCACAATGCCAATCATAATATTGATTAAGTTTATATTTTGTAAATTGTATATTTTCACTTGCATCCCACTCAAAATTCCAACCTGCATTTTTATTAGCATCAAGAACATATGGATGTAATTCTTTATATATCCAGGTATCATCAAGCCATACTAAATCCGATTTTCTTTTTCTTTGCATATTTTTTATTTGATCTTGAGATAAAGATTTTTCGTTATCGTAACCTCCTGTTCTCGCCATGGACTCAGATTTAGATAATGCATATTTAATTATATCATCACACAATCTAGGTGGTAAGGCAGATGTAAAATACCAGTAATAATTAGATAAGTTCATAAGTTATGATTTGAACAAAATTTGCTAAATCTTTTTGATTATTTTCTATATAATAAAGATTAGTTGCTGGAAACATTATAAATTTATTATGTGTTAATGGCATATCCCAACTTCTACCTTTTTTTCTATTATCATCATAATAAATTCTAACATTACAATCCACAGCATTAACACCATATAGACAAACAAAGTCAGGAGAATTTCTTAAATCTACAGGATCAACTCCTGTGGTTGGATTTGTTTTAACATTAGGAAAATACATTTCACCCCATGTTTTTTTATTAACTAAATTTAAATTATATTTAACACGCACATGTTCAACAATATATTTATTAAGTCTGTCCCAAGTTCGAAAAAAAGGCATGTCTTCTCCGGTGTAAGAACTTTCAAAAATAGCTTTTGACATTTCAAAAGGATCTATGTCAAAACCCTCAGGCATCTTAACGTCGCCAAAATATATTGTTTGTTCACTTAATACTTTCTTATGCATATCTATATATGTTTATAAAACTTATATGTTATGCGAATAAATCTGTCAACACCCAACCAGTTGTATTATCTGCTTGATATGCAGCTTCGTCCCATTCATAATGCCAAGAATGAGTGTCTGCTTCGTTTTGTGCTTGTTGTTCTGCTGTTAATGCAGGTGCTTCACCAAGTGGTGATACCCATTTAGCGTTGGCTACATCTTTTGTCCACTCAGACCCCGGTTTTGGACTTAAAAATATTTCATTTTCAGGATCCCAAATATAACCTATGCCTGCATAGTTTCCTCTATAAGGTGTGCCACCTAATGTATGTGTATTATTAATTGTGTTATAAGAAGTTTTTTTCCAAAGTTGTTGTGGCCAACCATGACATTTTTCTAACCAGTATTGACCCTCAGCCTCAGTTTCAACACCATCTTTATTTGTGCAGTGTTCATCAGCAACAACGTGCACCGCTAAAACTATATTTTCTTCTGATATTTTTGCAAAGTGTGCCATAATTAATTTTGAAATTTATACCTTACTACTACAACTCCACTACCACCAGTATTGCCTATGCCAGAGGGTAAACCTCTTCCTCCGCCACCGCCACCAGTGTTAGCTGTTCCAGCTGCTCCTGAAGTAGGTGAGTTTTGTCTATTTCCGCCTCGGCCTCCGCCGCCAGGTCCACCATTTCCTCCGTTTTGAGAAGTTTGGTCAGAACCACCGCCGCCACCACCGGAATATTTAAAACAATTAGCACCTTTACCAGAACTTGCTGGGGACGGAACAATGTTAGCCTGAGCTCCATTTCCTCCAGTTTTACCACTACCGGCTTGACCAGATCCACCGCCGCCACCACCTACATAACCTGAGAATGGTGCTCCATTATTACCTTGAGGGGGACTTGTTGGGGGATCATTTCCATTTCCGAAACTTGGATTATTTAAGTGTGCACCTCCTCCTGAACCTCCTGGTCTACCATTAGTTGGTCCATTTGGAGTTCCGTCTCCTCCGCTACCAACACCTCCACCAGTTGATGTTATACTACCAAAAACTGAATTTCCACCAAGAGTTCCAGCAGGTCCTCCAGGTTGTCTACCAGTTCCTCCACCACCAACCGTGATTGGCATTGCTCCTAATGTTACACCTATTCCTGGAACGCAACCACCTAAAGGAGATGGTACGCTGTAACAACCAGAGGCTGTTCCAGAGGATAGTCTAAATCCTCCTCCACCGCCGCCACCGT